AGACGCTGCGTCACGGCAGTAGCCCCCCTTCCGGGACTGCCGAGTCAAGATTTACTTACGCTGGGCATAAGCCCTGAAAATACGCTGCTTGACCAGCGGTAGTTGGTAGATTAAGAACGGGACGGAATGTTTATGTGATTTTTACAAAATGTGATTTTATAGTGTTTATTTGATTTTAAAACTTAGTTTGCTCACAAATGACATATGTGAGCAGAGTCAATACAAACAAGGTAAACAGGACAACTAACAAATACTCAAGCATATCGGGTGACAAGAACACACAGATAATTTGGGGTAGAAGAAAAGGTGGCAAGTAGGTTAAAAGCTATGTACGAAGTGGAAGTAGGGTCATAACTAGGGCTCGTGAAATCAACGGTAAACACAGCCCACAAATCATCAGAATCGTTAATATTGCGGTTGTTAAATGGAGCAAGAACAGCCGCATCAGGGTAACAATTACTGTAAGTAGTTGTGAGAGGAGTAGTCAAATTCAAAGAAGCATTAGCATAGATCCGATACTCAATATTAAGCTTAACCTTAGGCATCTCAGATGGGAATACCAGGGTGTTGGACGGTACCGTGAGCCCTAAAGTGTTAAGAGTGGGCAAAAACCCACCCGTCGCACTAGGGAATAGACCATTGAAAGATCCACCAAGGTTATTCCAAGCCATTCGAAAAACAGCAGGGCTGTTGAAAGGGGTGACATTGGTATAAACCATGGGTTTCTTCAGTTCTATCTCATAGGTGACCCAAAGGTCGCCCAATACAGCACCATTAGTCTGTTGACCAGAAGTAGCAACATAAGTCACGCCCAGATCATACAACAACTTGTTATCATTGGCAGGCACGTTAGTTGAACGAACGTACTGCACATTAAAAGGGTTCTCCCTCGGGTCACATTCCACCGGATGGCAAAACGAATCCGAAGGGACACACTCACTAGCGCAATACTCATTCAACATCTCGGCCTTAGAAACTGGTTGTGAATCACTGCTCCTATAACTGGTCTGGACCATTACCGTACCTAGAGATGGGCTAGCCGAAGCAACCGACCCACTACTAGGCACATAATGATACACCATGCCTCTAACGCGGTACTCCTGAAACGATCCCGCGATAGTGGCGAGCCATGGAAAGGTAGATGCCAATCCAGGGTTGATGGGTAGCACACTCTGCACAGAGAAAGCAGTGCTGCCCTTAACCTCAGTGACAAATTCCTTATGGCGAACGACCACAGACTGATCATTCATGTGCATCACGGGTATGGACTCACTCGCCTTGGCACTCCTGACAATTGAATTGGAAGAAACGGAGTAATCACCCTGCCCGAGCCATCGACTGAGTGCCGACGCAAGCGAGGTTCCTGCCATTCTACCAAGTTGAGACTGTCCAAGCATACCACCTGCAACGCCTCCCCCAAGGCCCCCAAGAACACGGAGGGCCTTTCCGATTGCTGTAACTTCACTCTGTTTTGTTTGTTTTCTTTTCTTTCCTTTTCCCGTCCTAACATTGACGACGACATTGGATTTCTTTCTAGCCATATTGGTGTTCAATATAAATGATCAACAATATTAAGCCCCGGTATGTGACGCAAATCATCGCGCACAAGCTTACTGTTGTCAAGTGGTTGCAGCACCCTAGAGGACAAGGCTTCCTCCATTTGTATCTGGGCATCCGGTGTGACACCAAACGCATAGTAGAAAGAAACTCTACTACGTGCATCGATGGCGCATTTCCGAACACCTTGTGACAATTGGAGTTGTGAGCGATTTTTAAATACCTCTCGCCTAAACCCATCTGAACACTGCACACCCAAATCATAGAAACGCCGATAGTACGCTTCCAGAACGGGTACACCGGCACAAAGTGCCAAGCCACATTCACCCACCGCAAATAACCACTTGCGATAGGTGTTGTGATTCGGCACAGGCACCAAACACATGGCATCCTTCCGGAGGCACGCAACCAAGTTGCGCACCATCCGCCACTCAGCCCCAACCAAGATAGGTTTTGATTGGCAAAACTCTACCCCCTCGAACTCATAGACGCTTGGCTCAGTCTGCATACGGAAACCGCGCAGCGCAAACCATGCATCCAACTTAGCTATGAAATTTGCTTCATCTTTCTGCTCCATGAATACGACACAATCATCACCATTGTTCGCTAGCTCCACATCTACACCAACAAAGCTGGCATAGGCATGGACCATCGCGCACATAAGGAGGCAATTACCCAGACTAGTGTTAATATCGCCGGATGAGCGCGTGCCCTCGACGGCGAATTCAACCTTCCCATCTGGGAGCCTCGCTACCCCTGAGTTGACAAGTTGCCAACTAAGCAATTTCTTAAGTAGCTCATCTCCAGGGAATAATGACTTATAAAACGAGTGCTCATACTCAAGAGCTCTGACACTAACATGCATATCAAACTTAGTTGCATCAAGACCAACGCAGACTGGTTGCTCGAACAAATCCCATTTCTGGCGAATTATTCTAGCACTTTGATCCGCATTGTAACCTTTGATGACAGTGGCCGGGGTCCTACTGCCAAAAGCAACATTGATAGCTTTAAAGTACAGTTTCTCAGCATGTTTCAAGTAGCGGGCAAGGCACAAATTGTACCTTGCAGTTCGCGGGTTAATAATACGTGGGGCTTTTGTGGTGTCTTGCTTCTCAAACTTGACAAAAGAGCCAAGCCTTGAATCGCCTGGGTGCAAGTGCAAAACCTCGAGGGAACGCATGGCAGCCGAATAAACCTTTTGCTTACCACCGACATATAATGACACCACCTGTGGTGGGGTCAGTCGGGGTACATAAGGCATAGCATCCATAACTAATCTCTTAAAGTGCACCAACCCGGGCTGTTTAAAAGCACGTTTACCAACACGGAGGGGTTTATGGAACCCCCCCAATCCATCGCTGCAGTTAAAATAGCGCTCAGTAAGAGCGCAAACCACAGCATTTACGTCGTTATCGTACACCCCGAGCGTATGGCTCGGAGTGAACCCGTTTAATACGACAAATTCACGGGGATGTTTAGGCTGTCCATTCAACTTCACGCGCAACACGTTCCTACCACCTGCCACACCAGCAACAAGTTGCGGGTTATAGCACGCGGCAGTCCCCATGACCCGAATAGGACATCCCTAGATTGCAATGGAACGGGTCACCTTTTGGTAACCCATAACACGCAGCCATCGGGGTATCCGTGAACGGGTGTGTGCGACAGCGTCCAAAGCACCTTCAGTGAAGAATGCATTGAGTATATGCTGCCTATGCACCGCCTGATCAATGTGGCGAACATCCAACTTACGACAAACTCGGTGGTATTCACGCTCAACCAAAAGTACGTTGGCTTCAGTAGGAGCCATTGTACCAAGGTTGCTCTGAAGCAACACCACCATGTCAGCAGCAAAAGTTGGGAAAACACGCACATGAGTGGGCGGCGCGTGTGGAGTCGCCACCACACCAGCCGCAATGGCGGGTGGTTGGACAGTAAGGCAATAGCCAGTTTCAGCGTAGATGTCAACCATGGTTTGACCAAGGTCAGGCGCCCTATACTGGAACATGGCACTGCGAATGCCTTCTCGCACTTCGTTGTCCCTACGAAGCATGTCACTCTCACCAAAACAGCAAGACAAAAAGCCAGTCGTGAAGAAACTGGCAACCTTCTGCCCCACACGTTCGAACAAGCCAATGGCTCGTGGCGGTGGGACAGCAGGATACGAGCGATGAGTGATGTTGTTTGTGGCCATAGTGTGAGTTAAATGAGTGGGCCCTGGTTTACGTCCAGGAACGGCAAAGAGTGATTGCGCACTATGGTCTACCATAATCCACTTGTGGCAGGGAGATGCTAACCTCCCCGACGCTCGTAATACCACAAGCTAGCCAGCTTACCCTTCCCCCCTTCACTTGGGTTCACTAAGTAAACCAGCATACCAACACCTATAAGCCACAGTTTGGTAACTATCATATCGTAAAACGCCCCGAGCCTCGGCATACGCACTGGGAAAACAGGACCGGTTCTGCCGTGTGCCAACCACACGCACGAGA